ATCTGGCAACCTGTTTCTGGATCTATTTCATTTCCTTTTTCGAATTCCCACAGATGACGCAACAAAGCCGCTTTGTATCTTTGATAACCGTTCTCTAAATTCTGCCATGTATTTTCTCCATACTTCTTAGCTCCTTCTGTATATACTCTGGCAATATCTTCAAGACAATCAAGAGGCATTAATTCCCATCTTGTTTTGTCATCTTTCTTATCATTCTTTTTTCCTTCCTTTTGCATTCTATAAAATCTTCAAGTTGTTCCACACACCAAGTAACTAAATAAGCATATTGTTCATTTCCTTCATTATATCCTTCTGCATTCATTGATAAATAATCATATACAGCATCTGCATAATGGATTGATTCATGAGCTAAAGTAGAACAATGGAAATCATCTAGTACTATTAATATACCAACAGCTCTAGAATATTTCTCTCTGACCAAGAACGTAGCTCCCATTACACTACTTAGTTTGGGACGATCTCTTTCTGGTTCATCATTTCTAAGTTCTTTGGTAGTAAGAAAGAAATCAAAAAAATCACAAGCATCTTCCCAATCATCCAGAGTAGTAACATAAAGATTTACAGGATATAGATTTTGATATAAAAAAGCTTTAGTTGTTTTGTTTTTCATTCTCTCTGGTTTTTTCATACTTTCTTTTTGGTTTGATTTTGAATAAATACCCAAACATTATTGTTTTAGTATCTTCATCATTTGAAATAACTCTATTTGCAAATTTAAACGGGTGATTACAAATTACTTCTACTACTTGATGTGGAATATTATATTTATTTGCTAATTGTATATAGATATTAGAAGTTTTTTCCTTTTGAATCATATACTATTCTATAGTATTTATTTTTAAGCAAACCATCGATTGTAAATGATTCTACGTCTATTGTAGAAGGTCTAATTATATTTATCACACTAAACACATCCTTTGTGTCGTTGTTCATCATAACGTGTTCTACTACTTCTAACTTAAGAGCTTTTTCTTCCTTTTTACTATATGGTTTGATAGGTTCTAAAATTATATATCTATCTTTTTCTTTTACTTTGATGTTCGTGGTTTCTACAAACATAGAAGAATTTCCAAAGTAAAGAGTATACTTATTAAATGGTAATTCTTTTCTCATTAATTTATTCCACCAACATTTTAGTAAACCATATTTCTTATAGATAAGAATGGAACCTGTTTTTATATCTAAACATTTCATTTTATTCTCAGTATTATCGTTAGTTGCAAACGATCTCCAATAACAACTGGTATCAGAGCCTTATTTACGCTAAGTTCGTCTTCAGCAGGTCCAGCTATTAAAATACCCTTCTCTTTGAAAGACTTAATGTATCTACTTAGGTTATCCTTAGTAATACCTAAATTCTCAATGATATATTTTCTATTATATCTGTTTGCTACATTCTTATTTGTATTAGGTTCCTTAACGTATTCCATATCCATTTTAATAAGTGTAGCCATTAATTCAAGTTCCCTATCAGTTAACCTAAGTATTCCATTAAGCGCTTGTAAAAACTCTGGTATCAATTCTTCATTTGATACGGTTTTTACTAGTTTATTCATTTATGATTGCCTCGAGTTTATTTAACAATTTCATCATATTGAAATATACAGTATCATGCTCTACTTTCACACAAGTTTGAATTTTACCTTCCTGATACTTTTTCTCAATATTGTTCTTACGTTGATTGTAAGTATTCTTCAATTGAGCAATAATAGTACGAATCTGTCTGATTTTCTTCTCATCATTAGATTCAACAGTAACATTTTCAATTGGCTCAACTAAACCACTTTTAGCATATTCCTCAATCATATCACATGATACAGCTACGTTTACTTGGGAATAATAATTTTGTGAGTCAGAAGATTTCTCATCAGAGAACGTATACATATCATTATCCAAAGTAAGGATATCGCCTGATTTTAATACACCAAAAGGTTTAATAACTTTATATTCTGTAATCATAATTATTTAATGATATTTATTATTTGTTTCATTTTATCTTCTCCAATTTTTCTTGAAGAAATCGTAGTTTCTATACCTAATCCTGAACAAGGATCTTTCCAAGCTTTACATACTTTGCAGTATTCTTTGCTTTTCCGTTTAGCATCAAATGGGCATTTTTCCCTGACTGTTGTAATAGTAACTCGGTAATCTGACATAGTATTTATTTTTTAATAGTTCCAAGTGCTAATTTAATCCACTTGTTTACATCAAAATCAGGATCTTTTTCAGATATGATTCTGCAATTGTTTGAAGAATCACATACTTCGTATTGTTTGGGTTGGGTTACTAAACCCATGAGACTAATTGCTTCATTCTTAGATAATGTTAATTCTGTAGCATTTTTCATAGAAGGATCATTAACGTCTTCTGGAACAAATACCTTAACTGTACCATCATCTTGTATTTGAATGAACTTTGAGTACTCACCCAACATGTTATTTATCATTTCTTTAATCATATTCACATAACGCAAATATTCAAAAAAAGTTGCAAATTTTATACAATAAAAAAGGGGTTAACTTTATGCTAACCCCTAGTACATCCAACTACAACCACGATTAATTAAGACTACGCTTAGTCTTTAAAATATTTTTCTCCTTTTACAAAGGCTACTACATTATAAGGATTTACTAATTGACTATCTTTAAACAAATCAAAATCAATCGATGCTTTCCTAGGATATGCTACCACATCACCTACTTCAGGATGATTGTTCTCATCTTGCCACTGATATCCAGATGGCAGACGTAATACAATACCTTTTCTGAACGTAGTTAATACCTTTTCTTTAACTGTTTCGGTATCATTGATATCATAACCATTTTCGTCCTTCTTACCAGTCTCTACTGGCTTAATAATTTCTTTCTCTACGTATTCATCCTCTAAGGGCTTAACTATCATATCCTTAGTAGGGATATACACTAAACCGTCTATAACGGTCTTTAATATGTCCTGTTGATTTTCCATACTGGCTAAACGTACTTAATTAATTTTTGTTCTATTACTCTGAAATTTTTCTTAGAATGTGACCACCAGCACTACAACAAATACCTTGTGCAACATTATTTAGACACCCACTAAAGTTTTCAAATTGTCTAAAATAACACCCTCTGCATCCATCATATGCTCTGATTATTTTAAAATCATCACCATTTATGTTAACAACTCCTTGTCTAATCATTTCTAAGTATTTTGGTTCATTCATCATGATATAGTTTGATAATAATATATTATATACTGCAGTTATCTAGAGTAAGAGTAATGGTTTATATTACTACTAATTGCATTTTAAACTACTATTATATCCTACTCTGGATGTAGGAACGTATTATAATCTAATTTTGTTCCATTTTCTTTAATAATAAATTTTTATTTTAGAGTAAAGCTATCATGAGTACCATTTTTATTCTTACAGAATAACTCACAATTTACCAAGTACTCATCCATAAAATCATTTTCTGAATCTATTTCAATATCTACTTCTATGAGATCACCGTTTTCGTATATTTTTTGATAAGTTCTATAGTTCCAATTACCATTCCAATGGTCTTTTATCTTAATAAAACCATGTTCTTCTAGCCATTCACAACGTGTCATTTTAACATTATTTATGATTATTTAACATATCTACGAGAGTTTCGTAGACAATTCATTAACTTGTTGCCTTAATTCATTTACAAATCTAGTAGCTCCTTTAGGTCCAGTATACCCTAAACCTGGTATTTTATATACATGATCACCAATACTATCTATACCATACACATTATTATCCTTACTTAGGATAGCTTCTACCTCTTTAACTGTTAATTCTTTTAACATAATTTAACTATTTTTAACGTATCTTATAACCTAAAAGTGTTAATAATTCATAAAATTTGTTAATATCCCTAAAGTAAAGTGAATATGAAATCATCATATGAGCCATACCTTCCTCCATAGGATTCATTAACCTAAGATCTGATACTTTCAAAGCTTTAGTACCATCAGCGCAATCCCATTCACTTACTCTAGCTCTTAATAGCTCAAAGTCACTAAATTCATAATAGAGTTGATTATCTTTAATTTCAAATCCTTTATCTTTTAATTCTTGTTCAAATATCATATTGCTGTTATTTAAATTCTAATTAGAGAACGAAAATGAATAATAAGTGTTGTAAAAATTTTTTATAAAAAATATTTTTGGGGGTATTAGTGAGAACGGGAACCAAAATAAAATATTATAAAAATTTTGATAGTGTGCAATTGAGAGTGAGGACCAGTACAATATCAAGTCCCCTCTCCTAACAAGTAGGGGAAATCCCCCGTCAAAGAGTTAATGTGTTAATAAAACCTTATGGTGTATAGGTAACCGTAAAATGATATGGATTTGTCTATCAAGGATAAAGACGTAAAGAACTACGAACTTACGAAAGTAGAGGTAAAGACCTCTAAAGACGGCAAAGCACGCTATGCAGTGTGTGAGTTCAGACAATCAGGTCTAAGAAAGGTGCTGCAAGAGCAAACTAGACCTATTGTGATGCAGTTAATGGCTGCATATGGTAGTACTAAGGAACATGAAGATGAGTACTTCAAGGCAATAGAGGAAACTATTGGTGAAGTTTTTCCCATCTGTCGTGTTGAAGTAACAGGCTTTCCTGACTTTGTTCGTAAGGACAATGACGGTAAAATCATCACTGAGACTAAGGAAAGAGATGGTAAGCAAGTGAAAGTAGCTTCCATCTATAACTCTGTCTTCATCTATACCCTGTGTACTGACGAAGGTGAATGTATCAAGTCTGATGCAAGTCTCATCAAGCGTGGTGAGAACTTGTTCACCAACTCCAAACGTATTATTACTATGGAGGACTACAAGATACAGAAAGGGAAGGCTAAGGCAGCTAAAGAAGCAGCTAAGGCAGCTGAGGAGAAGAAGTCTAATCCATTGTTAGAGGCTGAGGAAATAGACGACGATGAGTTGTAATGAGTAAGTGGGAGGGAGTGGTAAAACACCATCCTCTCTCCCCTCATTTTCTCTCTTTTTCACAATAAACCCATTAGTAATTTATATAATATATAGCGAAATTTAAAAAAACTAATAACTTTCTAAAGCATTAAGGACACCAGTTTCTTACAAATAGGTTTAGGACTATCCTTGTAAATACTTAGCGACTACAACATTGATTTCAGAATCATAACGCCAGAGTAGAGAATCCCTATTTGTAAGTTTTAGGTGTAAAATGCATATTATCTATTTTAACAAAAGATGCTAATGAGTTAGCATCTATCCTAAGTAGGAAGAATAAGTATGAGTATAAAGTACTCATTGATCTTTCTTGCGTTGCAGTTATAAATGATTCAAAAATAGAAACAAATGAGTAACGGAACAAAAGCAACAATAGGATTTTACATAATGTCATGTTTATACCTATTATCAATGGGATTAGATCCAAAAGCGAAATTCTCAGCAATATTAGATATGATATTCGAATGGTCATTAGCTTATTGGATATTTATTGGAATATGTTACTTAATAATAAACTCATTTAATAAATAATATCATGAGCAAAAGAAAATATCACAAATCAAATTGTGATGCCACAGTTAGGGCAATAGCAGAAGATGCACTAGGACGTAAAGTTATCCTAGTTGGAAAGCACGCTTTCGAGTGGTCTATTATTCTCGAAAAAGAAGGAAAATTAGTAATAACTACCTTTCCTAATAGAGAAAAAGCAGTAGATACATTTAACAATAAATATAGAAGAAAATGAAAGCACTCAATTACATTCTATTTGGTATACTATTGTTAGTATTATTATTTTATATAGTAATAACAATAAGTCAGCCACGTTACGCAGTAACTAACATATTACTGTACATAATACCAACTCTAATTGGTATCTATTTTGGTGTTAAAGTTATTAAACATGAATAACAAACTACCCAGTGTATGAAGTGATACACAACTCTCTTTTTAATTTAATATAATGCAGCCAAAGTTAGTGACAAGCCTAATTGAAAAATGCAGAGTCTATTAAAATTTCAATATATGAGAAAGGTAATATCATTCATTTGGTTAGTATTAAGAATACTTATCTATATGATAATATTATTAATACTGTTGGACGATCCCATCCTATATCCAATATGTGTGATATTATTTGCATATATTGAATTTAAGGATAAAGTAAATGTTAGTGTTTTTCATGGTATTATAGATGAAGTTAGAAAAGAATTAAAGCAGTAACATTCTTTTGGTTAAAATGTAAGACACACATCTGTTGTGAAACACGTGTGTGTCATTTAAAAGATTTTTACAAACATTGATTATAGCCTTCTAAAAACAACGAAGTCACGACAGAACTGTTGTATGCCTATTGTGAAATACGCATACAATTCCCTAGAGTAAAGACAACCTCATCGAGACTAACTACACTACTTCATACGCATTCTGATTAATACACAAGTTAGCGGTTCTAGGGTCTAGTAGGTTTAAATTGCCGGGCTGAACGAATGCCAACGGCTACCGAAGCTAATGTCTTTAAATCTGAATCATTAATACTTAATAATATGATAAGAATAATAATTCAGAAAAAAAAGAGTCGTAGTATATCTCTATATAAGAGAATTGTGACTCTTAAAAGAGAGCTTAATTTAAGTTGGCTTGATGCAATTAAGTTAGCTTATAAATTAAGTAGAGGATACGGTGTAGTAATCAATACTGCTATCGCATTCAAGCAACAGTGCATGTATTCATACATGGGCAATCTTCATAATCAATTATGTCGATTATTCGATACTAATTGGAAACAAGATGTAGAAACTGTTGCTATGCAAATACCCAAAAAAGACTTTGACCTATTTAAATTAGGTGGAGGATATAGGGTATATGTTGCAACAAAACCCGGTTATATAGATCATTTCTTACAGATCTATTCATAATCAGGTAAGGGAGATTTATTTCTCCCTTTTAAAAATGACAAACTTGTTGAATTATAGAACTCTATTCATGTATCTGTTGTGAAACACATACTGATTAAATTGAAATCCTAAGTAGATACATGTAACAGCTTGGCGGCGCTAGTGGCTTATGGTCTACTTAGGATTATTTTAGATTATTATTAACAACTAAATATAATTAATATGAGTGGTATTCAATTTTATGAAGAACAAACACGTTTCAAATCAGAAAGAAATGAGGTTAAAGAAATTAATGAAAATATAGTGAAAGTAGGCTCAGTATACATTCTTACTGAAGAAGAATACAACCATCTTTGTAAATGTCGTAGTTTATTAATGGATATGTTAGGTACATATAAACAATTTCTACAGGCCTATGAATCTAATAACTAAATCTTCATTAAAATGTCTTTTGTATGTGTTACTACTATTGGCAGTAATAGTTGGGGGTATTTACACCATAGCTATTACAGGAGAGTTAATAATAACCTCATTAGGTATGGGTGTTATACTAAGTTTGTTCTTTATTTTAATTAATAAAGAATCTCAGAGAATAGAAAAGTATTTATATGAAGAAGAACAAAAACAACAAGATTCATGAAAGTAGAAGTTTGGTACGCAGTAGATGAAGATGGAGGACAATGTCTTTTTACAAGTAAGCCAAAAAGATATGTTGAAGGTGATTCAAATTACTGGATTAATTTAAACTGTCCTAATGAGGATGAGTTTGCAGGAAATTTTAATTATACGCAGATATCTGAAGAAGATAGAATACAATTAAATATTCCTATGATATCTTGGAAGAATGAACCAATTAAAATTGAATTAGATATTCAAGCAATGGTCATCAATCAATAAGGCAATATTGCACAGTTTTATTAATAAATCAATTATTTCTATGAACAAGTTTCGAGACGTAGCCATTGGGCTACTTTGCATCGTACTATTGGGAGGAATCCTATGGTATGGGTACGATAAGTACCATGGTACAGAAGCTAAAGAAGCTTCAGAATCAACTAAAAATGAGGTTATTATTCCTACTTTGGAAGAAAGACTTAACGATTGGAATGTTGAAAAGCATGACATGGAATTGTACAATTTATGTATGGAACTTCCAGAACAAATTGTACGTACCATTCTTAATAGAATAGGTACAACTGCAACGTATGAAGAGATTGCTGAAGAGTATCTCCGTAATACAAACTATTATATTAGTATGCAGTTAAAAGAAGTTATGCCGGGAATAACAGGTCCAGATGCTAAGAATGCTAAAGTGGAAATAAAGACTGAAGTAAGTAGGCCGGAAAAAGAAAGTGAGAAAGCTGTCAAAGTACCAATTACGGTAATAGATAGTATTAAATGATCATGATTGCAATAACTTTTTTGAATTTCTGACTTATAATTCATTTATATGCATTGCCTGTGAAGGTAGTGCATATTTTTACTATTAGATCATCAGAAGATGACAAGCATGTGGGGCGTAAGTAGTATTTTTATGCAGGAGAAGAAGAATGGCAATTGTTCCAATTAGTACTGATAATTGCAAATACTATGATCGTGCGGACGTTAAAATCATGCCGTTAATAAGAATTGTACTGGCAATACAATTCTGCTACAACGTAAAATATGTTAGATAGCCAATTATAAGAAGTTTTATGTAAGAGTTTTTTAATATTTATTTTGCAAGCATAAAACTTTACAATAACACTTGTTATTAGTTGCTCATAGTACAATATGAGTTGTTGTTAATCAACAATCGTTCAATCAAAACTATCTCTGTAGTTGTACATACAGAGACGTCATCAAAAGTTATAATTTAAATTTATCAAAAATGAAACAGTTACATCTTATTGGAACTACAGGAAATAATTTATGTCTTGTACAGATTCCAACTTCTTGGTCCCAACAAGAAGCAAAAGAAATGCTTGAAAGAGCACTTCTTGTTTTCATGCAGGAAAAAGATAATCCAGAATTTCTTTCTTCATTAAACGAAGAAGAACTGAAACATCAATTTCCTAAATTCGATTCTAAGTTAATCGAGCAAGTTTCTGTTTTACTTCAGAATGTAGGTACACCAATATCTATAGGAGGAGGTCTTACATGGCAAGTAGAAGTACAGAATTACTTATTACGTAATCCTACTTTTACTAGAGACTTAGTTCTCTTATTTAACAATCCTCTCAAAAAAGAGGAAAAAGAGTATCTTTGTATTAACTACATTGAGGCATTACCTGAAATTGTTAAAGTTTTTAAGAGCTATGTCTAAAACGTGGAAAGAAAGTAAAGCAGTAAAACAAGGACGTTCTGAAAAAGGACGTCCTAAGCCTAAAATGGAACCCTATAAAAAGGGTACTAAGAATAAAAAAGAAATTTATTGATTACTCGCCAGTTATCATATAATTTAATTTTTTATTAATATGGTGGTTATCCCCGAATCGTGAATAAGCCCAGAGTCCTACAGCAAATCAAAGCTATGTGAAGATGCATAGTACGCTAATAAAGTAAAGGGGGCAGCATATGATAAGAAAACAAAGACTATGCCACGATTCATTATTTAAAAGTATGGAAACAAAAAATGTTATAGAACTTTCTGCATTTAGTAAATCTTTATCAAAGAAAATTACATACTTAAACCATGAAGAACGTATACTAATTGATATAGAACAAATTGCT